CGGGAGCGCATCGGACGTTTTAGCCCCAGGAACCTCCGCGTCGTGGGGCTACGTGCGATTTGGGGCGCATCGCACGTTTTAGCCCCAGGAATCTCCGCGTCGTGGGGCTACGGGCGGGCGCATCGCATCGGACGTTGCCTATTGTCCTCCTTGCACCGTACCCCTACTCTTACCGCTCCTCTTGATTGCTGGAAACGTCCGATGCTGCGTTGCTTTGCCGGGTGAATTTGCTGCAAAAACAGCCGTGTACGGGCGCATCGCATCGCGCAGGTTGGATGCGATGCGGTCCGATGCGTGGGGAAACGTAGCCCCAGGAGCGAGGGTGGTGCGAGCGCGGAACTCGGGACCCCGACTGAGGAACATTAGCCGTCCCTCCAGGTGGGGATGCGGGGTTGCGCCGAGGTGAGGCGAAGAGCTCGTGCGCGGCGCATCGGACGCGCGCAAATCCTGCCCTTTCCAGGAAACGCTTGCCTTCGGCCCAGGTGGAGGCGCAGAGTTGCGCGCGATGCACGCACGAGCGTTCGCTCGCTGCCCCAGGACGGAGCGCCACCGCAGCCCCACCCACCTCGGGAGTTGCACGTGCGCGCACCTCCGCGTCCCGCGTCCCACGTGGAGAGCTCCCGGTTGATCAAGCGCGGAGCTCACGGCTTGATGATCATCCGCTCAGGAGCCAAGTTGCGCGCTCGCGAGCGTGCCGCGCGTAACGCGCAGGAGCGCGCGGCTCAGCAGCCCACCACGAAGGAGCCGCGTTTCCTCGCCCGTCAGCGCGACAAGGCGAAGCGAGCGCTGCGCGATGCCGTCCCACCCAAGGGGCAGCACGGTGGCGTGCGCGTCCCAGGCTCGCGCAAGCTGTCGAAGCGTGAGCGCGAGCTCCAGGCGGCCATGCTGACGGGCACGACGCCCCTCGAGTACATGCTCAAGGTCCTCCGCGACCCAGCGGTCGATACCCCGCGCCGCGACTGGGCGGCAGCCGCTGCCGCGCCCTACGTGCACGCGCGGCTCGCGAGCACGGAGCTCAGCAGCGACCCCGAACGACCAGCCGTGCTCGACTCAGGCGCGCAGCTTGGCCTCGTGAGGCAGATTGCCTTCGCGCTCGCGCTCGGGGCACGGCTCCAGGCGAGTAAGGGCAAGGCGGAGCGCGTGGTTGCTGGGGCGGAGGTGGGCGATGCCTAGTTCCACGCATGCGACGTGCTCCGCGCGCGAACGTCTGGGTCGCGCGCGTAGCGCTGGGAGCGGAGGAGCCGAGGATGCTGAGTTGCGAGCGCGCGAGCGCGAACGTCTCTCGTCGCGCGCGGATAGAGGCGGGGGGGAGGGGGTTTGGAAGCACCAAGACGCTCTTGTGTGGGGGCGTCCCGGATAAAAATCGAAAAAATCAAGCGGAGAACCAAGTTCTTCACTCGATGCACGACGTTTCACCTGGAGCACCCGGAGCACCCGGAGCGAACACCAAGGAGACTTAAACCATGGCAACCGTAGCGAGAACGATTCGCATGCACGACGAGCTGCACGTCATCACCTGGTCCCCGCTGGTGGGGGCGGGCGACGTGGGCGCAGGCCTGCAGATGGGCGGGTGGGCGGACCGCACCATACAACTATCGGGCACCTGGGCGGCGGGCACCGTCATCCTCGAGGGGTCCAACGACAGCACGGACGGGGCGGACGGCGTCTGGCTGCCGCTCACCGACCCGCAGGGCGTCGCCATCAGCAAGACGGCGGACGGGATCGAGGCCATCTCCGAGCTACCGCGCTGGGTGCGCCCGCGCGTGACGGTGGCGGTCACGAGCGTGAACGCAATCATGACCGCACGGAGGACGAGATGAGTTCGAACCTGGGTAGGGCGATCGACGACGTCAAGCGGCTGGGCAAGATGTGGTCCGGCCTCCTGGAGCTGTCCACCGAGCTCGAAAAACTGAAGAACCTGGACGACGCCCGCGCGGAGCGGGTGCGCGCGCTGGCGGCCATCACCGAGCAGGTGGCCACGCTCGAGCAAACGCGCGACTTCGCGCTGCAGCGCAACGCGGCCATCAACGAGGAAGGGGAGGCGGCAGCCGCCGAGGCGCGGGCGCGGGCGGCCAAAATCGTCGAGGAGGGCGAGGCGGAGGTGAAGCGGCGCTTAGCTCACGCGGACGAGGCCGTGGCGCGCGCCAACCAGGAGGCTTCCAAGGTGCTCGCGGGCATCGAGGCGCTGGTGGAAGAGCGGCGCACCGCCGAGGTGGAGCTGAAGAACGCGAAGGAGGCGGTGACCGCCCGCCTCGCCGAGCTCGAGGAGATTCAAGGCCGCATCAACCGGGCCAAGGCAACCGTCGCTCAAATGTTGAGGTGACTAGACATGGAACTCAAACGCATCTATGCGAAGGACGCCGAGGGCAAGCTGCTCCGGGCGCGCGGTGACTACATCGTCACCGGGGTCCACCTGCGGCACGCGGGGCCAGCGCAGAAGTTTAGCCAGGAGCAGTTGGACGAGGGCCTCCGGGTGGGCTACGTGGTGATGGATGCTTCCACCATCGAGGTGCGCGGCGTGAACGCTACCGCGCGGTACCGCGTGCTGCGCGCCCCGGGCTTTTACTGCTGCCACTGCGGAGAGAAGCTGGAGGGCGACCCGCGCAGCGTAGAGGATTGCCGCAAGAATGCCGCGCGCAAGGCGCACGTGGCTGCCTCCCACCCAGGGGTGCCCTCCCCGGACCCACAGAACCCTGCGGGGTACCGGGGCGCGACGACCTACGAGTGCGAAAAGGTGGGGAGCTAACCATGGCCAACCAGATGTTCAATATTTCCCTCGGGCGCTCGGTTGAGTTCTACAACCGGGTCAAGAACAACGACCCCGCCGCGAGCGAGCTGGTGGTCATGCTGCTCGCGGCCACCGGCATCGAGTCCGACGCGGTGCTCAAGGACTTCAACCTCTTTTCAGAAATCGTCGCGGGCACCACGAACGAGGCCACCAACACCGGCTACGCCAAGAAGGTGCTGGCCGACGCCGACCTGCTGGCGTGGGCACCGGACGACACCAACGACCGCTGGGACCTGGACATTCCCGACCAGACCTGGACCGCGCTCGCGAACGACGGCACCGGGGCCATCTCCGACCTGGTCATCGGTTACGACCCGGTGGGGACGCAGACCATGACCGACGTCGTCCCCATGACGCTGCACGACTTCGCCGTCACGCCGGACGGCAGCGACGTGACCGCTCAGGTCGCCGCCACCGGCTTCTTCCGGGCGAGTTAATGGCGGAGCCCGTCTTCGTCGCCGCCAGCGCCATCGGGGCATCGACCGCTGGCTCGTTTTCCATCGTCCTGCCCGCCCACCAGGCGGACGATATCTTGTGGGTCGTCTCGTGGTACCGGGCTAGCGCCACCGTCGCGACGCCGCTGAACTGGACGCAGGCCGCGACCGCGCTCCGGGGGACGACCCGCTACTACCTGCACTGGCACCGCGCGGTGAACGCCAACACCGCCGATCCGCTGTTCGACTACACCGGCACTAACGACGGTTACGGCATCTGCGGGGTCTACCGGGGCGACCGACCGCTCGGCGACCCGTACGACGTGCTGGGTGCCTTCGCCTCCGGCACCGCCAACCCCGCGACCTTGACGGGCATCACGACTCTGACGGTGGACTCCTTGGTCGTCGCGTCCATCGGCGGCGAGGACAACACCGGCACCGGCGCGACGATGACCGCCACGGACCCAGCGGCTTTCGTCGAGCACTACGCGGAGTCCGCCGTCGGCACGGACGGCTGCGTCGCCCTCGGTGAGGGCGCGAGGGCGGCTGCCGGGGCGACCGGCAACGTGTCATGCAACTTCGGGGCGACCGTCGTCGGCTGGGGCGGGTGGGTAGCGGCGCTGGTCCCGCCGCCCGCCCCCGTCGCGCCCCTCGTCCAGGCTAAAAGAAAGATCGGCGGCGGCGACCCGGAGGTGGAAGCCTTCGGCACCACCATCGTTCTCACGCTGGACGCCAACGTCACCGTGGGCAACACGCTCGCGGTGTGGGCGTTCTACGGCGGACCCATCGGTGACTTCACCTCCATAGCCGACAACCTGGGCAACACGTACACGGTGGCGGACATGGTCGAGCCGGCGGGGGGCGGCACCGATACGCACTGCCTGTTCACCGCGCCGATCACTACCGGCGGTGCCTGCACCATCACCATCACGCTCGCGGCCAGCTACGGCTACCGCTCGATGATCGTGCACGAGGTGGAGGGCCGCGATAACAGCGCCTCCCTGGTGGATGCCGTCAGCAACAACTTCCAGTCGGCTCCGGGCACCGGCACCGACGCGCTCACCTCCGGCGCGGCGGTCACGACGGTGGATGGCTGCTACATCTTCGGTGTCACGTCGTTTGAGGAAACCAGCGCGCGCCCCCTCGCTGCGGGCACTAACTTCACCAAGGTCACGGATTCTGCAGGCACCGGCACGGCACCCGGCAGCGGCAGCGGAGCGTTCGCGTCCGAGCACCTGGTGCAGTCCACCGCTGGGAGCATCGCCGCCACCTTCACGCGGTCGGGCACCGTCGCGCCTAGCTTGACGATGATGATGGCGCTCGCGCCCGCCGTCGCTGGGCAGGAAATCGCGGTGGGGCAAGCATCGGAAACGAACACGGCGCAGGCCGTCACCCACCTCAAGACCTTAACCATCGGGCAGGTGGTGGAGACCAACGTGGCGCAGGCCGTGGGCCGGTTGGCCACCAAGCTCATCGCGCAGGTGACGGAGGCCGATGCGGCGCAGGCGCTCGCGAGCGCGAAGGCGGCGGCGGTGGCGCAGGTGACGGAAACCGACTTGGCGCAGGGGCTGCTGCTGCCGCAGACCGTCACGGTCGAGCAGGTGACTGAGGTTAACGCGGCGCAGGTCATCTCCAGGGTGACCACCCGGGACGTCGAGCAGGTGGCGGAGGTGGACGTGTCGCAGTCGCTTGCTCACAGCAAGCAACGGTTGGTGGGGCAGGTGACGGAGGCGGACGTGGCGCAGGGCGTGACCCGTACGAAGTCCGCCACGGTCGCGCAGGTGCTGGAGACGAACCTGGCGCAGGCGGTGGCGTGGGCACCGAGGCGGCTGGTGGCCCAGGTGTTTGAGACGAACACCGCGTTCGGCATAGCGGGCGGCGAGGTGGTGGCGGTGCTCAGCGCGTGGCTCACGAGCGCGCGCAGGCGGGGGCGGCGATGAACCAGGCCGGGCTACTCGACCAGTTGGCGGCGCAGGTGCTGGCGCGCACCCCGCAGCAGCGGGCGGCGGCATCGCGGACCGCTGCACAGCTACTGAAGTCTAGGGGGTACGATTTGTGGCAGCCCAACCCCGGGCCGCAGACGGAGGCGTTCTTCAGCGAGGCGGACGAGTTGTTCTACGGCGGCGAGGCGGGCGGCGGCAAGACGGACCTGCTGGTAGGGTTGAGTTTGACCGCGCACCGCAAGAGTTTGGTCCTGCGGCGCACCAACGTGGAGGCGGACAAGCTGTTCGAGCGCTACATGGAGGTGCTCGGCTCGCGCGCGGGCTGGAACGGGCAGGAGAACGTGTGGCGGCTGCGGGGCGGGCGCGTCATCGACATCGGGGGCTGCCAGTACGAGGACGACAAGCAAAAGAGGAAGGGCATCCCGCATGACCTCATCGGCTTCGACGAGGTGGCGGACTTTACCCAGACGCAGTACGAGTTCATCATCGCGTGGAACCGCACCATCGATCCCGACCAGCGCTGCCGCATCGTGGCGGCGGGCAACCCGCCGACGCGGCCCGAGGGGTTGTGGGTCATCAAGCGCTGGGGACCGTGGCTGGACCCCAAGCACCCGAAGCCCGCGAAGCCGGGGGAGCTGCGGTGGTTCACCACCATCGACGGCAAGGACACGGAGGTGAACGGGCCGGGGCCGCACGTGGTGAAGGGCGAGGCCGCGCCGGTGCTGGCGCGCTCGCGCACGTTCCTGCGCGCGCGGCTGACGGACAACCCGGACCTGACGCGCACGCCGGACTACGCGGCGCGGCTGGCGGCGCTGCCGAAGGAGCTGCGCGATGCGTACCGCGACGGCAAATTCGACGCGGGGCTGCGGGACGCGCCCTTCCAGGCCATCCCCACCGACTGGATTCGGCAGGCGCAGCTGCGGTGGACCGAGCGCGCGCCGCACGGCGTGCCGATGTGCGCCATGGGCGTGGACGTGGCGGCGGGCGGCGACGACGAGACGGTCTTAGCCGTGCGGCACGACGGGTGGTTCGCGCCGCTGGTGCGCGTCCCGGGGGCGCAGACGCCGCTGGGCCGGGACGTGAGCGGCCTGGTGCTAGCGCACCGGCGCGACCGCGCGGCGGTGGTGGTGGACCTAGGCGGCGGCTACGGCGGCTCGGTGTACGAGCACCTGAAGGAGAACGACATCGAGGTGCGCGGGTACCGGGGGTCCGAGAAGTCCGTGCGGCGCTCGCGCGACGGCAAGATGAAGTTCACCAACACGCGCACGGAGGCCTACTGGAAGTTCCGCGAAGCGCTGGACCCGGGGCAGCCGGGCGGCTCCCCCATCATGCTGCCGGACGACCCCATGCTGGTGGCGGACCTGGCCGCGCCCACGTACCGGGATACCCCGCACGGCATCCAGCTGGAGGCGAAGGAGGTGGTGGTGGCGCGGCTGGCGCGCTCCACCGACGGGGGCGACGCGGTGGTCATGGCGTGGTTCTACGGTGCGAACTACACGACGCACGGCGAAGCGTGGCGCAGGGGCGAGGGCGCGCGCGGCGGCGCGCGGAGGCCGCGAGTCATCTACGGGCGCATCAAGCCCAGGGGCGCGACGTGAACATGAACCACCCCGTTGCTGAAGCGTTGACGCAGCGGTTTCACCGCGTGGCCGTGGGTCTGCCGGTGGAGCCGCTGCGGCTGGCGGGGGCCGCGTGGCCCGACCTTTGGGAGGAGCGACGCGAACGGCAGGAGACGCCGGGCAGCCCGCACGCGGATACCCAGAGCATCCTGCTGCGCGCGCCCGAGGAGCTCACGGTGCGCGCCATGCTCGCCGACCTGGACGCGGTGGAATACCCGCGCTGGGCGCTGCTGAAGCCCGCGCTGCTGCCGGTGCTGGTGCCGCTGCTGCTGCGGGTGGACGCGCAGGAGCTCGGGCGGGTGCTGCTGGTGCGGCTGCGCCCGGGCGGGACGATCCCCGAGCACGTGGACGAAGGGGCGTACGCCGAGCACTACGACCGTTTCCACGTGTGCGTGGACGCCGAGCAGCCGGGCAACGGCTTCGCGGTGGATGGGGTCACCGTGGAGATGAGTCCAGGCGAAGCCTGGTGGTTCAACCACAAGCGCGTGCACGCCGTGGCGAACCGCACCGGCAGCTGGCGCACCCACCTCATCGTGGACGCGCGTACGCGCTATCGCGAGTCACGTGGGCGCTACTGCCAGGAGGAGCTGCTGAGCGGCCTGTGGCTCGAGCTGCTGCCGCTGCTGGAAGCGCACTGGCGCGAGGTGGCGCGGTACCAGGACGTGCCGCTGGACCCGGACGTCGAGGCCTACGCCATGCTCGAGCAGACGGGGCAGCTGCGCTGCTACACGCTGCGGGAGAACGGTCGGTTGCTCGGGTACGCGTTCTACTTCGTGCGGCCCAACCTGCATTACCGAGGGTCGGTGCAGGCGATGCAGGACGTGTTCTACATGGTGCCGGAGGCGCGCGCGCACGCGGTGCGGCTGCTGCGGTACTCCGAACGGCGGCTGCGCGCGCTGGGGGTGCAGGTGGTGCACCAGCACGCGAAGCGGGTCAACAGCTTCAACGCCCTGCTGAGCGCGCTGGGCTACGAGCTGTCCGACGATATTCACAGCAAACGACTGGATAAGGGGGCCTAACATGGCGGTCTCAGCGGTGTTGGCGATCGGGGTGGCGGTGTCGGCGGTGTCGGCGCACGCCGCGCACAAGGACGCCAAGAAGGCGCGCGAGCAGATGGAGAAAGATTCCCTGCGGCGCTCGGCGGAGCTGGAAACGCTGTTGAAGGAGAAGCCCGCGATGCCGGTGCCCGACGACGAGGCGGCGATGCAGGCGAAGCGGCGCGCGGCGGCTGCGGCCAGCCGACGCGGCGGGCGCGCGAGCACCCTGCTGTCGGACGTGGCACCCAGCGGGCTGGGCGGCTAACGTGGACGCCAAAGAGCTACGCGTCGTGTCGGAGCGCTGCTTCAGCCAGCGCGGGGCGCTCATGTCGCTGTGGCAGGAGCTGGCGGATAACTTCTACCCGGAGCGGGCAGACTTCACCACCACCCGCAACCTGGGGGCGGAGTTCGCGCCGCAGCTGATGTCCAGCTACCCGCTGCTCGCGCGGCGCGACCTAGGCAACCAGCTGGGCGTGATGCTGCGCTCGGGCGACTGGTTCCACATGGGCACGCCGGATGAGCGGAAGGAGGACAACGAGTCCAAGCGCTGGATGGAGTGGGCCACCCAAGTGCAGCGTCGCGCCATGTACGATCGGGCGTCGCTCTTCTCGCGCGCCACCAAGGAGGGCGACCACGACTACGCGGGCTTCGGGCAGTGCGTGCTGAGCATCGAGGTGAACCGCCGGGGCGACGCGCTGCTGTACCGCTGCTGGCACCTGCGCGACGTGGCGTGGGTGGAGAACGAGGAGGGCAAGGTGGGGCAAGTGTTCCGCAAGTGGAAGCCCACCGCGCGTGACCTCATCCGACTCTTCGGCGACAAGGTGCACGCGGAAACTAAGAAGGAGGCCGAGAAGGACCCGTTCACCGAGCAGGACTGCCTGCACATGCTGGTGGACGCCGATCTGTACAACGGCAACGCCAAGGGGCGACCGTTCTGGTCCATCTACTACGACTGCAAGCACGACAAGGTGCTGGAGGAGGTAGCCTGGTGGAGCCCGCACTACGTCATCCCGCGCTGGCAGACCGTGAGCGGCAGCCAGTACGCCTTCAGCCCAGCCGCCGTGGCGGCGCTGCCCGACGGGCGGCTCATCCAGGCCATGACGCGCACGCTGCTCGAGGCGGGGGAGAAGCACGCCTCCCCGCCCATGCTGGCGGTGCAGGAGGCCATCCGCTCCGATATCGCGCTGTTCGCGGGCGGCATCACCTACGTGGACAGCGAGTACGACGAGCGGCTGGGCGAGGTGCTGCGCCCGCTGACCCAGGACAAGGGCGGCATGCCGCTGGCCATCGAGATGCAGCAGGATTGCCGGCGGATGATCGCCGAGGCGTTCTACCTGAACAAAATCTCCCTCCCCACGCGCCATCCGGAGATGACGGCGTACGAGGTGGGGCAGCGCATCCAGGAGTACATCAGGAACGCGCTGCCCATTTTTGAGCCCATGGAGCACGACTACAACGGTGGCATCTGCGAGCTCACGTTTGACCTGATGCTGCGCAACGGGGCCTTCGGACCTAGGGAGCAGATGCCGCGCGCGCTGCAGGAGCTGCAGGCTTCCGGTCAGCAGCCGGTGCACTTCAAGTTCAAGTCGCCGCTGCACGATGTCATCGAGCAGGCGCGTGGGCAGAAGTTCCTGGAGGCCAAGGCGATGATCGCCGAAGCCACCGCGCTCGACCCCAACGCCGCGCACCTACCCGACGCGGTGACCGCGTTGCGCGACGTGCTGACGAGCATCGGGGTGCCCGCGCGCTGGGTGCGTCCGGAGGAGGAGGTGGAGGAGCGGGCTG